AACAGAAATATTAAAGTTAAAAACATTTGATACTTTTGTTAAACAACATGAACCATCAAATAATTTTGTAATTTTAAACATTACAGAACAAGATGTAGAAAATGAAGGAGGATATCCTTTTCCTAGAAGAACATTAGCTCAAATACAAGTTGATTTAATAAATGAAGGAGCTATAGGTGTAGGTTGGGTTATGTCATTTCCTCAAGCAGATAGAATGGGAGGTGATGAAGTCTTTGCAAAAACATTGCAATACATACCATCTGTAATAGCAATGTTTGAAGATGGTAAAGGTAACTATCCTAAATCTACAGGTACAGTTGTTAAAGGTAAAGATATTGGTGGTATAGTATCTGAGGGAGTCAAGGAAAACCTGAACACTCTAGCAGATAATACATTACAGGGATTAGCCATTGCTCCCACCGAAGTTGACCAACTTGTTAGACGTATTCCATTATTAGTAAGAACACCAAGTAACAATTGGATTCCTTCTTTTGGCACACAAATATATAAAGCACTCTTTGATGTTAAAACTTACATTATCACTACAAATGATAATGGTATACAAGAAATATCAATTAGAGGAATACCACCTATCAAGACAGATAGTTTAGGTCGTAAGTGGATTAGTTGGGTTAACACACCACAAACTAATTTAGAAGAAATGGATGTAGCTAATAAGTTTGTATTTATAGGAGTTACTGCTAACGGAGTTATGCCACAAATTGCAACTCCAGTTGGTTTGTTAGAACCTCATAAAATACAAGCAGCACTTGCAGAATCTTTATTAATACAAGACTCTCCAACAATACCAGATTGGAGTTTAGCTGCAGAATTAGTTATTTTTACTGTTTTTGTAACGCTGACATGGCTTGTATTGCATTGGTTTGGTATGACCCTTGGTATAAGCATAGCTGTTTTTTTAATGCTTTCTACGGCTTTAGGTGGATATTACTTTATTCAGAAAGGTATCTTAATAGATGTAACATGGGCTTTAATATCACAATTTGTAACAGGTTCAATAGCTTTCTATTTAAGGTTTAGAGAACAATACAAACTTAGACAACAAATTAAAAAACAGTTTGGTAAATACCTTGATCCTAGAATGGTTAAGAAACTACAGGACAATCCAGAACTTTGTAAAGTAAATGGTAATAGAGTTGACTGTAGTATTATATTTACAGACCTTAGAGGATTTACTAGCTTGTCTGAATCAGTAGAACCTGAAATGGTTACATACATTATGAACAATGTATTAGATGTTCAAGTTAAAGCAGTTAATAAATATTTTGGATGTACTGATAAATTTATTGGTGATGCTGGCATGTTTCATTGGAATACAATTATTCCTCAAAAAGATCACCACAACTTAGCTTTACAAGCAGTTAAAGAAATAGAAAAGAATATAGACCAGTTAAATATTAAATTTAAATCAGAAGGCATACCTGAGATAGCTATAGGTATAGGGGTTAATAGCGGTATATGTATTGCTGGTAACTTTGGAGCTACTGATAGATTTGCATTTTCACTTATAGGTGATCCATGCAATGTTGCGGCAAGACTAGAATCAAGTACAAAGGTTGCAGGAGTAGGAGTATTAATAGGTGAAGAAACTGCCAAAAATTCTAAATTTAAGTTAAAATTATTAGAACCAATAGAAGTTAAGGGTAAATCTAAACCATTGCAAGTATATACATGGGAAACGGAAATATTATGAAGTTAAATTTATTAAAAAATATAGTTGGTGCTGTAGCTCCTACATTAGGTACTGCTCTTGGTGGTCCAATGGCAGGCATGGCTACTAAAATGATTGCTGATGTATTAGGTGTACCTAATAATTCGAAATCAATAGAGAAAGGTTTATCAGAAGCTACCCCTGAACAAATGCTAGAACTTAAAAAATCTGAACAAACTTTTGAGTTACAAATGAAAGAACTAGAAGTAGATGTATTCGCTATGGAAACAGCCGATATACAAGACGCTAGAGGTAAATTTAGTAAAGATTGGACAGCTAGAATAATGGGTATAGTAATCGTAGGTGGGTTTATGGGCTATATATTTTTAGTAACTCTACAACCACCAGAACAAAATTCAGAAGCTCTTATTAACTTAGTCCTTGGTTACTTAGGAGGTTTAGCTAGTGCTGTAATCTCTTTTTACTTTGGAGCTTCGCACAAACAGGATTAAATATGAAAATATCACAAGAAGGAATATCGTTAATTAAGAAATTTGAAGGCTGCGAATACAACGCATACAAATGTGCAGCAGATGTTTTAACAATAGGTTATGGGCATACTAAGGATGTTAAAGAAGGAGACTTAGTAACTCAACAAGAAGCAGAAAATTTATTAACAAAAGATTTAGAAGAGTTTGAAGAATCTGTTATGGATGCTGTAGAAATGCCAATGAGCCAACATCAATTTGATGCTTTGGTGTCTTGGACGTTTAACCTAGGACCATCTAATTTAAAAGCATCTACTATGCTTAAAGTTTTAAACAAAGGTAACTATGAAGATGTACCTGCACAAATTAAGCGTTGGAATAAAGCAGGCGGAAAAGTTCTTGAAGGTTTAATTAGAAGAAGAGAAGCTGAAGCTTTATTGTTTGAAGGCAAGGAATGGCACGAGGTTTAATACATGACATTAAGAAAATATGTATTTAAACCAGGAATAAACAAAGAAGGTACTAATTATAGTAACGAAGGTGGTTGGTTTGATGCTGACAAAGTTAGATTTAGAAAAGGCAGACCTGAAAGAATAGGTGGCTGGGAAAAGTTAAGCACACAAAGTTTTATAGGTACTTCTAGAAAAATATTTGTATATAGAGCATCTGGTGGTACTAACTATATAACACTTGGAACTCATCAAAAATTTTATGTTTTAGAAGGTAATGTTTTTTCTGACGTAACTCCTATAAGAGCTACAACAACCAATGGTATTGTTTTTGCTGCAACTAATGGATCAACAACCATAACAGCAACAGATAACGCACATGGAGCTGTACAAGGAGATTTTGTAACATTAGCTGGTGCTGCTAGTTTAGGCGGTGCTATTACTGCTGCTGTTTTAAATCAAGAATATCAAATTACTGGTGTAGCAAGCGTAGATACATTTACCTTTACAGCTACAGCTACAGCAAATAGTAGTGATAGTGGTAATGGCGGATCAGGTGCTGATGCTGTATATCAGATAAACTCAGGCTTAGATATATATGTTCAATCAACTGGTTGGGGTGCAGGTACTTGGGGTGCTTCTACATGGGGTTCTGCAAGTGATCTTACCCTTACAAACCAATTAAGATTATGGTCTATAGATAACTTTGGTGATGATTTATTATTAAATCCTAGAGCTGGAGGTATTTATTACTGGGATGAATCTGTTGGTGGCAATTCAAGAGCAGTAGAAGCAACAACTTTAAGTAATGCTAGCAATGTGCCAACAGCAGTATTACAGATAATGCTATCTGATGTAGACAAGCATGTTATAGCTTTTGGCTGTAATCCTATAGGAGGAACAGCAATTGATCCTTTATTAGTAAGATTCTCAGATACAGAAAGCATAATAAACTGGACACCTACAGCAACAAATCAAGCTGGTGGTGTGCAACTATCAATGGGCTCTACAATAATAGGAGCTTTAAGAACAAGACAAGAAATACTTATATGGACAGATGCTGGCATAGTCTCTATGAGATTTGTAGGATCACCATTCGTGTATTCATTTAATGAAGTGGCACATGGTCCATCATTAATATCTCCTAATGCAGCAGTAAATGCTAATAATCAAGTTTACTTTATGGATAATGGTGGATTCTATAGTTACTCTGGTAGTGCTCAAAGATTGCCATGTACTGTATTAGATTATGTTTTAAGCGATATAAATAAAAGTCAGGCATTTAAAATATTTGGTGCCGTTAATGATAGTGCTAATGAAATAATGTGGTTCTATCCATCAGGTAATAGTTTAGAAGTAGATAAATATGTAATGTTTAATTATCTAGAACAAGTTTGGTCTATTGGAACAACAGCAGACAACTTTGTAAGAACTGCATGGGATCAAGCTATTATATTAGATAACCCAATAGCTACAAGTAAGAATGATAGTGCAGATAATAACAATTTTATTTACGCACATGAACTAGGACATGGAGACAATGGTAGTGACTTTACTGCATACATAGAATCAAGTGACTTTGACTTAGACCCAGATGGAGAAAAGTTTACTGCAGTAAACAAAGTAATACCTGACATTCAATTTAGAGATCAACAGTCTACAGAAGATGATGTAACTATTACTATTAAAGGAAGAGACTACCCATTACAAGAGTTGTCTACTTTATCTACTGTATCAGTTACTCCAAACTCTACCTTTACAAATACAAGAGCAAGAAGCAGGCAATGTGCTATCAGAGTTTCTAATTCATCTAACGATTATGGTTGGAGATTAGGTGATCTAAGATTAGATATAAGACCAGATGGTAAAAGATAATGGCAAATCCTAAAACAATAGCATTACCTTTAGCAAATCAAGAATATAACACCTTAGATGAGGCAGTTACAAGAAGGATTATAGAACAAGCTGTGCAAGATTTAGCTATAGAAGTAATTAGATTAAAGAAACTAGAAGATGTAGTATCAAGCAAGAGCGTAAAAAGACATCAATTTTTATTAATGGGGATGACAGGTGGCTGATAATTTAAAAGTATTAGGTCAACTAGACCCTGCGGCAACAACAGTAACAGTATTATATACAGTTCCTAATATGACACAGACAACTGTCAGTTCTATAGTTGCAGCAAACAGAACAGGATCGGCTATAACATTTAGATTAAGCGTTCATGTAGATGGAGCTTCTGCTAATGATAAACAATTTATATATTATGATAAATCAGTAGCGGCAAACGATTCACTAACCCTAGTAATTGGGATAACATTGAATCAAACAGATGTGGTAAAAGTTTATACAAGTGCGGTTGACATGAGTTTTAACATGTTTGGCTGTGAAACAAAAGAGGAAGATAGATAATGGACATTCAACAACAAACTAAAAATGTGGCAGCTCAAGGTCGTTTTGGCGATTCTATGCTTCTTCATGTTAATCCTGCAGAAGTTAAAGGATTAGCAGGTGCTATGCCACTTACTATTAATCCAGATACAGGACAGCCAGAAGCTTTCTTACCTTTCTTAGCACCATTATTA